AATATGGTTGCAAAAAAAGCAGAAAGAAACTATAATATACTTAAAGACATTGCTATGGATTCGTTTTCCATACCAGTTGGTTACAAGGAGATATTATGAAAATTGGATTTATTGGAGTAGGTAAATTAGGCATACCTTGTGCAGAAGAAATAGTTAAGAAAGGGCATACAGTTCAAGGCTATGACATTGCAAAGGTTCATAGTAAACTGATTGATCAAAAGCCTACAATCAAAGATGCAGTTACTGGTGCAGACATTGTGTTTGTTGCAGTACCAACACCACATCATAAAGATTACGATGGTAGACGTCCTACAAGCCATCTACCTCCAAAGGATTTTAATTACGATATTGTAAATGACATTCTTGAAGAAGCAGACATGCATATGACAAAAAATCAACTGCTTGTTCTTATTAGTACAGTGTTACCAGGTACAACACGTAGAGAATTTGTACCACGTGTTACACACACACGTTTTGTATATAATCCATACTTAATTGCAATGGGTACTGTAGGTTGGGATATGATTAACCCAGAGATGGTAATGATAGGCACAGACGATGGTAGCGAAACTGGTGATGCAAAACAACTAAAAGAATTTTATCAAAGTATTATGGAGAATGATCCACGTTATGTTATAGGAACATACGACGAGTGCGAATGTATTAAGGTATTTTACAATACATTTATTTCAACTAAATTAAGTTTTGTTAATATGATTCAAGACGTTGCACAACGTCAAGGTAATATTAATGTTGATGTAGTAACAGATGCACTTGCACATTCAACGCAACGTATTATGAGTCCAATGTACATGACAGCAGGTATGGGCGATGGCGGCAGTTGCCACCCAAGAGATAATATTGCATTACGTTATATGGCAAAAGAATTAAATTTAGAATATGATATCTTTGATAGCATCATGACAGCAAGAGAAGTACAAGCAAAGAATCTTGCAATGTTTGTTATTGAAACACAAAAGAAATATGGCGGCGGTATTTTTCTAAATGGTATTTCATATAAACCAGGAGTACCATATGTTGATGGAAGTTATGCGTTACTTGTAGATCATTATATAAAAGAAGCAGGAAAAACAACTATTGCTATTGATCCACTCGCAAGTGAAATGCCAAGTCATGAAGCAAAACTTGGTGGTGTAGTTTTACTTGCTCACCCAACTCCATACTTAGACTATGCTGAAGATACTGTGTTTATTGATCCTTGGAGAAAAATGAAGAAAAATTCTAAGTATCTTATTATACAATACGGAAACACAAGATAATGTATTACAGTAAAGATCATCCATTATTATATTTTCCCGGCAAGGCTGGTAAGAGTCTGCATTGGTATTGTGGAGATGATAAAGAAAATTATAAACAACATAACAAAGAAGGTTGGCACTATCATAATACTGCTGACAATTTAGAATATAACTTTAATAGCCTTGGATATCGTACAAAAGAATTAACGGGTCTTAATCACGATTATATTTTAGTGTTCGGGTGCAGTTATACTGAAGGAGTAGGTTTATACGAAGAAGAAATATGGTGTAATAAAATTGCACAAATGTATGGTTTAGACGTAATAAACTTAGCCAAAGCAGGCACAGGACCTGATATTATTGCGTTAAACACACAATTATTCGTGAAGAACAAAATAGTACTTCCTAAATGCGTCTTAATTCAATGGCCACAATCGTTAAGAAAAAGTTTTGCGTACATAGAGAAAACACTCTTTCATGGTTCGCAGATACGATTAGAAGATAGAAACATTAATTTTACTCCAGACGGAACTGAAGAAGAATATGAAATGATGGATTCAAATTGGTATCATAAACGTTGGGCTCACGAACAAGGACAAATGAATTATGAAAATTTGTATCATTTAAATAGTGTAAACAATATATGGAACGCACTTGGGGTGCCTGTACATAATTGGACATTTCAATCAGACTTTAAAACAAAGTTTGACAAAGATATGGTACAAACAGTAAAAACAGAAATGACAGGTCGTGCAAGAGATATGGCACATGACGGATATGACATACACGATCAGGTTGTCGATCAAATAAAGGATAAAGTAAGATGTATGATATAATCTTTATAAGTCATGGCGAAGCCAATGCAGAAAATAATTGGCTAATACTTAAAGACCAATTTCCTATGGCTAAACGTGTAAAAGACGTTGACGGAATACATCAAGCACACATTGCCGCGGCTAAAAAATGTTTTACTAAAATGTTCTGGGTTGTAGATGGTGATGCAGAATTATCAAGCGGCTTTCAATTTGATTACAAGGTTTCCGAGTGGGATTTAGAAACAGTACATGTATGGCGAAGTATGAATCCGATTAACTTCTTGGAATACGGGTATGGAGGTGTTAAGTTACTACCACGATCACTCACACTGAACATGGACATCTCTATACCCGACATGACTACAAGCATTAGTAATAAATTTAAAGCAATGCCAGAGATCAGTTGCCTAACTGCATTTAACACAGATGCTCTTAGTACATGGAGAGGTGCATTTAGAGAATGCGTAAAATTAGCAAGTAAAACTATACCAGGTCAAGTAGACGAAGAAACAGAACACCGATTAACAACATGGTGTACAGTAGGTGCTGACAGAGAGTTTGGCAAGTATGCTATTCACGGTGCCCAAGTAGGAAAACACTTTGGTGAAGCACACAAAGATAATAAAGAAATTTTATATAAAATAAATGACTTTGAATGGTTGAAGGAGCAGTATGACGAATACAAAGATTCCATTTAAAGACATAGTAAGTCTTGGGCAGAAAACAATGTTAGATACTAATCTATTCAGCGTTAGTTGGATCCTTGGCAGGTTCTGTAATTACAAGTGTAGTTACTGTTGGCCGTATGCTAACACTGACAAGCCAGACTATCAGGAATTAGAAATTTACAAAACATCAATTGATGAAATTAAAAAACAAGCAAAAGCAAATGGATTTGATAAGTTTCATTTTAGTTTTAGTGGCGGCGAACCTACAGCATACAAAGGCTTTTTAGATTTAGTTAATCACTATGAAGATTATGAAAGCGAATACCTAAGCATACACATGACAAGTAATTGTAGTCCAGCAAAGAAATGGTGGAAAAAGTTTTTAGATGTTACAGATGTTATGGACAGAAGAAGTATTACAGCAAGTTTTCATGCAGAATTTGCGGATGAAAAAGAATTTGGAGATAAACTTTTGTATCTTCAGGATAATGGAGTGTTCATAACTATCAATCAAGTTATGGTACCAGAACTATGGGAAGAATATTATGCAAGAAGTAATCGATTTATTGATAGAGGCTTACACGTCACTCTTAAACCGCAAAGTGATCCAACTGCGTCGTTTGTGGTTAGTGGTTACACAGAGGAACAAAAAGAAATATTGCGTACCGAAAGCGAACAAACAGTCCATCAGGTCTCGCTTACGGATGTTAATGGAATAGAATACAGTATTGACCAAGCAGAAAGATTAAATGCATTTGGATTTAATAAATTTAAAGGTTGGGAATGTAATAGTGGATACCAAAGTTGTATAATTAGAAACAACGAAGTTAAGCGTAGTTACAGTTGTCATGACCAACCGTTAGGAACACTAACTGAAGGATTTAGTTTGTTTAATAAACCAATGCCTTGTATTACACCAAGTTGTGTAAGCAGTGCAGATAGTAAAATACCAAAGAGGAAATTATGAAAATAGGAATAGCAGGTTACGGTTACGTAGGCAAAGCCATTGCTGAGTGTATGAAAAACAAAAATACAGTTTTAATCAGCGATTACAAGTTTGGCCATTATGCAGACTTACAACATGCAGAAGCGATTATTGTTTGTGTAAGTACACCAAGACGATCTGATGGAAGTTGTGATATGAATAACGTATTTGAAGTTATTCAAGATGCACCAGATGTCCCTATCTTAATTAAAAGTACAATAAGTCTTGAAGGTTGGCGTATGCTTAAAGATACATTTCCTAAAAAGCAGTTAACATTTAGTCCAGAGTTTTTACGTGCTAAAACATCAGTAATAGACTTTGCAAACACAAAGACGGTATTGCTGGGCGGCGATAGTACACACTTTTGGTCAGGATTTTTTGTAGAACTTCTTGGAACTATAACAGTAAAGACAGCAAATCCAGAAGAATTAATATTAGCCAAGTATGCACGTAACAGTTTCCTTGCATTAAAAGTAGCGTTCTTTAATCAATTAGAGGATCTTTGCAATAATGCAGGAGTTAGTTCGAAACAAGTACGAAAATTTGTTGCAGAAGATGAACGCATAGGACATAGCCATTCGCATGTAACAGAAAAGCGTGGTTTTGGTGGCCATTGCTTTCCTAAGGACGTAGATGCACTAATACATCAAGCACACGGTTACAATGCTGAGTTTACCTTGTTGGAAGAAGCAGTTAAATATAATAAGAAGATTAGAAATGAAAATTGATATTCAAGATATTAAGTTCTGGATGGACGCTATTCGTAACAGCGAGGATCGAGACCGCACACTTGAGACATTCTGGGGAGGACAGATTCAATCTAAGTTATGGTTGATTAATACTATTTCAGAAAAGAACAAAATAGTACGTAATACTGAGATAGTTATACACGGGGGCTGGAATGGATTGCTGGCAAATATGCTATTCAACAGCGAAATAGGTATTAAAAAAATTATAAGTGTTGATGTTGATCCTGTATGCAAAGAAATTGCAACCACAGTAAACAAGAGATACGAAATGGAAGGTAAGTTTGAAGCAGTGACTTGTGATATGGTAGATTACGAATACAAAACAGAACCATACATTGTAATTAATACAAGTTGCGAACATATTACACAAGAAAAATATAAAAAGTGGTTAGAAAATGTACCAAACTCTGCACAAGTTATTGTACAAAGCAATGATTATTACGAATTAGAAGAGCATATTAATTGTTATGATAGTTTAGATGAATTTGCAAGGAAAAGTTTATTAGATATAGAAGTAAAAGATGAGATTCAATTACCTAAGTACAAAAGATTTATGGTTATAGGAAAAAAGAAATGATACACAACCTAACACAGTACGGTCAACAAATAGAATTAGACATAACAACTGACCCAGAAATGTTAATTGCTTGGGCTAATGACTTTGAATGGCAAAAATATAATCCACGCAAAGATGTTAATCGTTGGGGATTAAGTGTTACCAGTTTTGATGGTGGATTTACCGGTGTTCCAGATTTCGATAGTTTATATGAATACAACAAAGAAAATAATACAGCTCATTCTGAGAAAGAATTTAATGTTCCTACACCAGTACTAAACAAGCAAATACATGATATACTTAAACCTTGGAACAATAATTATTACAGAACACACTTTTTAAAGTTTGGGCCTGGAGGCTTTTTTCCACCACACCGAGATTGGAATTATACTACCGGAGTAGCAGATAGTTTTAGATTAATAATGCCTTTGCGTAATGTTAATCCTCCTTCTTTTAATTTTGTATTAGAAGATAAAACATTACACTGGGATGTAGGAAGACTTTATTTTGTAGATACTTTAAAAATGCACTATCTTTTTAACAGTAGTTTTACTGACAGTTATTGGTTAATCGTAAATGTTGATTTAGATGTCAAAACTATTGAAGCAACATTAGAAAGGTTAAATCAGAAGTAATGTATAACTATCAAGACATAACATCGATACATTTAGAAGTAACTTCTAAATGCCAAGCACGTTGTCCTATGTGTCCGAGAAGATTACATGGCGGACCGTTACTACAAGGTTTAGATTTAGAAGAAATAGACTTAGGAACATTTGTTAATTGGTTCCCAAGAGATTTTGTGCGTCAATTAAAGTTTCTCAATATGTGTGGTAACTTAGGTGATCCTATTGTTGCTAAAGATACATTAGAAATTTTTAAATATCTAAGAGATACAAATCCTGAAATGACACTACAGATGCATACTAACGGAAGTGGAAGAAACATTACCTGGTGGAAACAACTTGCACAATTAAAAGTTAAGGTTGTTTTTGGAATTGACGGTTTAGAAGATACTCATAAGTTATACAGAATTAATACAGACTTTGAAAAGATTATGCAAAATTCATCACATTTTATTGACGAAGGTGGCGATGCACGTTGGGACATGCTTGTATTCAAACATAATGAACATCAAGTTGATACTTGTGAGCAGTTGAGTAAAAATATGGGGTTCAGGGGATTTAGTATCAAACATACTACAAGATTCAAAGACGGTAGGTTTGATGTACTTGATGACAATTATAATGTTACACATACACTATTGCCGTCGAGCAAAAGTCTTGAAATGATTGCTCCAGCAAAAAAAGCCCAGCAAGAAGTTTTACCTACTATTACTTGTAAAGCAAAACAAGATAATCAAATGTACATAAGTGCAAATGGTAATGTTAGTCCTTGCTGTTGGTTAGACTTAGAATGGTTACCACAGCACAGTGGCAGTAGAATAGATTATATGGTAAAGATTGGTAAGTTTCCTAACTTGCATAAACAATCATTTAAAGAAATATTTGACAGCAACTTCTTTGGTAGTATTAGCAGTTGTTGGAGTTCAACCGGAATAGCAGAGTGTTCTAAACAATGCGGAAGTTTCGATAAACTAAATGCACAGTTTGAAAGGAAGGAACATGTCTAAAACATTTTGTCCTTTACCTTGGATACATTTAGCAACACGACCTAATGGTGATGTTAGAGTTTGCTGTACTGCTAATGCATCAGGGGCAGGTCTTGAAGATGACAAAACAGCAGGTCTTGTAAAGAAAGACGGAGTCAGTATGAATTTGCGTGAACATACTATTGAAGAAGTTTGGAACAGTGAACATATGCGTAACACAAGATTACAAATGTTAAACGATCAAATACCTGCAAGTTGTCGGAAATGCTTTGCAGAAGAAAGCAAAGGTATTGTTAGTAAACGTCAATGGGAAACAGAAGTATGGAAACAGCGTTTAGACATTGATAGTATTGTAGCAAAAACAGACAATGAAGGAAACTTGCCAGTCAATGTACCTTATTTTGATTTACGTTTAGGTAACGTATGTAATCTGAAATGCGTAATGTGCAGTCCACATGATAGTTCAAGTTGGATCAAAGAATGGAAATTAAATTATCCTAAGTATAAAAATGAACAACTGATTAAAGATCAAAGTTGGAACGAAGACTTTGATTACACATGGTACAAAAAAGGATCATTCCTTGAGTCTATGAAAGACCAAGCAGAACACATTAAAGAATTATACTTTGCAGGCGGCGAACCTCTTATGATTCCTGAACATTATAATATTTTACAGTTTATGGTTGATGAAGGATATGCTAAAAATTGTTGTATTAGATATAATTCAAACGGACTAACATTAAAACCAGAACTATTTAAGTTATGGCCACAGTTTAAA